GTCACGCTCTGTTGACTCAGTTAACGCAGTTGCCTGCGTTGCTAAATCTGCGTATAATTGTAGAACTACGGTTGAGCCAGGAATTGCCTGCTTTGCAGGACGCTTGTCAGCGACACTACGAATAAGGGGTTCTGAACGCAACGCAAATTCTAACAGTCGGTCATACGCTGTCTGTACTAGACCTGCGCCACCAGCGGTTCCGCCGAGGGTGCTTGAGCCTGTACTTGAATAGGCATTAGCCATTGTTCACCTCCAAGGTGATTAAGAATTACTATGGATATTAATTGCCTTGAATCAATTGAGTAAGTTCTTCTGCGTTAGCCGCGTTCATAACTCTATTCAATAAATCCTCAGCCTTGTCAGGGTTCATACCAAGTTGAGCAACTACATCTTGCTGCCGTAGGGCTGCTCGATTAAGTTGTTGTTCTTGGGTTTCCTCTGGCTTAGTTAATCCAAACAAATCTCCATTATCATCAAGCCAGTTATTAACTGACTCTTCGTTAACTTCTTCTAAGTCTTTAAGGATTAAACGTTGTGCCTTTAGATTGACACCCTTCTTTTCTAGGACTTCCTTGACGACTCTCTCACGCTGCGACTTGGAAAATCCCTCAAGTTGCTCAGTGAGTTCCTTAATACGCTTCTCGTCTGCACGTTTGGCTTTTCTTAGTTTCTTAACTAAGTCATCGCCTTGCAGAGGTACATCGTTATCTTGGTCTTCGTCTTCGTCTTCCCAGTAGTTGTTGCTCATAGCAACCCACCCTTCTATTCGTTGTAGTCGCAAGCCACAGTTTCCAATCGGGGAATTGGTCTGGCTCTTGCTATCGGTCTAATACGCTATGTGAGGCCGATGGATTCACATAGGAATCTATTTTAGAACTGTCCTGAAGAAGAACCTTTACGTAAATATTGAGTTGATAAAGAACCTTGGCCTAAAGCAGTACCTGAACTACCAGAAAACTGGTTTATTTCTAATTGTGATAATTGTTCTTTCTTACGTTTAGCAGATGCTAATTCTTTAAATGTTGCAGCCTCAGCATCGGCTTGATTATAAGTAATACCTGACTCACCATAAATTCGGCCTAGGCTTCCAGCAGTAGGTAACTCTTCACCAATTTGACTGTAACCTCGTTGTGCTTGCTCTCTATTGATACCGTAAGCAGCAAGGTCTTCAGCGGTTGTAGAAGTAGCAGATAGTCCTTGTCCTATTGCAGCACCACCAATTTCAGCAGCAGTTGCTTTTTGTTTAAGATTTACTAAAGCCTTCTTAGGGTCTAAGAAATAGTTAACAAGGTCTGCTTCACCAATACCATAGAAGTCTTGAAATGCTTTCTTTGTTGATGGGTCAGCCATTTTAACTCTATCTACCGCAGTAGATACTCTATCGGTAAATTCAATAGAAGATATATCAGCACCAATAACATCTGCTATTGCAGACTGTTTAGTATCTGTATCAATACCAAAGTAACTTTCAAGACCATATGCTTTAAGAGTCTTTGTATAATCATCTTCTAGTGTTAAATATTCGGCTTCACTTAATACATTTAAACCATTAGCACGGCGGGTTTCATTACCCTTAAATCTTTTGATATATGCTGCATTAAATTTAGGGTCAGTCTTTAAAGCAAGAGTTGCTTCTTCGGGACCATAGCCTTCACGCATTAAAGTTTCTATTGTGGCTCCTAATGAGCCTAAACCATATTGATTAAATACACCTTTAATGATTGCAAAAGCATCTCTCATTTCTGGAGTTATTTTTTTATCATCTGCTAATTTCTTTAATCTTGCAGCCTCTGCTGCTTCTTCTGCTATTTGTTCTGGAGTTTTGCCAGCATTTGGATTATTTACATAATCAGTTATATTGCTAAACCCAGGTATTATATTTCCACTTTCGGGTTGATAGGCAACATTAGGTATAGTTGATGCAGCAGGAGTTGCAACCATTCCAGATAAAGGATTGTATGGAGTAGGTGCATCTGGAGTATATTTACCTGTAAGTGGGTCGTATGCCATTATGCTATCAATCCAAAGTTTTTAAGAATACTATTAGCATAACCAGTAGCAGTTTCTCTAGCATTGGTAGTCTTACCCCAACGTGGGTCTTTCTTAAGGACACGTTCAAATTCGGTTAAATTCATCGCTCCCTTATTTCCATTATTTTTAAGTGCTGTTTGAATAGTTGGATTCAATACATCAATTTGTGCATCAGGTATTTCTAAAATCTGACGCATTGCAGATTTATAGTTAGCAGATAAATCATCTAGGTCAACCTGCTCAGATAGAACATCTGATAGGTTAGAATAAGTAGCCTTAGATATTGCAAGTATCTTTGCATTGATTGCTTTAGTGTCATTCTCATTATTTTGCAATGAGGCTGATACATACTTCAAGGCATCTTTATTACTTAAAGTTACACCGTATCTTTTGGCATAGGCTAGTGTGCTATTAACTGCTTGAGCAGCACCTGAACCACCCTTTAACACTGTGTCAATATCAGAACCATCAAGTGCTTTGCCAGCAACCTTGCGTTGTAGTTGAAGTATATCTTCAGTATCTAACTGATATTCACCTGTGGTTACCTGTGAGGTACCACCAGAATCTGTACCTTTAGTAGTAGTAACTTTAGCATTCTTTTTTTCCAATGCTCTTAACTCTTTATAATATTTAGTTAGTTCTTCTTCTGAAGCGGTCCGTCCTACATAGTCTATAAAGAATCTATTTAGGTCAGAATCTGCTTCATCTTTTTTAGTTACATATTCATCATAACTTACCTGTGGTCCACCAAGGCCAGCAGTCTTAAGGTCTTCTTGTATGTATTTAAAGAATGGTTTTGGTTCAATGTTTTTGTTTGTTTCTAAATCATTTATCATTGCTTTAGTGTGCTTTTGTAAAGCATATGATAATGCTTTGCCAAAACTCTCACTAGTAGTATCAAGTCTGTTGTAATCGTTTTCAGGAATTCTAAGACCAGCACTTCTTAGGTCATCAAACAAACCTTTAAGCCCACGAGAAGATTTGATGGAATCCTCTATAACTCTTTTTCTTACTGCATCAAAGTTAGAGGTAGCAGGTGTGTAGTCTTTAACCATTTGTCCAGCATTCTTAGCCATAAACAATGGAACTTTAGTATCTTCTGATATGTATATATACTGTTGAGTTTGACTATCACCTTCAGTACCACTAACCCAACTACCACCAGTATTAGGGTCAGTTGTTACTTTTAAACCTTTAGCATTAACATCTTTTACAAACTCATTATCACCAGCATATTGCTCATTGCCAGGGGTGCCACCATCTGCAGTTGTCTGTGCATTTTGTAGTGTTTTAATTTCTGTTTCTAAGGTTGCGGCTTTATCTCTTTGAAGAGTATCTTGTGCAGTTTTTAATTCTTTTTGTTTATCTTCAATTTGTTTATTTCTTTTTTCTTTCTTTTCAACATCTGCTATGCTAGAGAGTTCAGTATCAATTGATTTTATTTCAGCAATGCGTGCTTGAACTTGAGCATCTAATTTTGTTAATTCAGCCTTTGCTGCATTGTATCTTTCAATACCACTCTTACTATTATTGTCTTTCCAAATAGCCATACTGTGACGTTGAACCTGCATGTTTTCAGCATCACGAGAGTTTAATGCCTTAAGACCTCTTTGCTTGTCTCTTAACTCACGTTGCTTCTTTGATTCAGCCATTAGTATCCTTTGTATGCTTTAGCGGTATATGTATCGCGGGAATAGTAACTAAGAATTGATTTAAATATTGCTCTGCTTGCCTCTGTTAGAATAGCGTCTCCACTACTTAGGCTTGCAATTAAATTATCTACTTCATCCTTGAAACTTCTTTTAATATCAGAAAAGTTTTCTGCCTCACGAAGTGAAGCATCATTAGCCAAAGATACAAACTGACGTACTCTTGATGTAACCATTGCTAGTCTCTGACGTGTTCCAACTGGCATTTGAACAGATGAGTCTTTAATCATCTCTTCAAGATTAGATAGCATATTTAGTTCTGTTGCTACTTCATTACCACCAGCAACAAGTGCTGTTTCTAGTAATGGATTAGACATCTTAAGTAAAGCACGTTGTCTTGTTGCTTCAGCAATCTTTGCTGACCTAGCAGTAATGCTAGGTGTTGACTTTAAAAAGTCTTTCTCTTCTTTGGCAATATCGTAATAGGCTTGCTTATCTTTAGCAACTAGAATATCTAAATAGTATTGTTCTAAAGATTTATTTCCAAGCAATCCTGCTGCCTCTAGATATGCATAAGTAGGGGCATCAAAGTTACCTGTATGTGGTGCAAGTATCCATGCTGTTTCACCATACTTCTTAATGTTGGCTTCATTTTGGATAGACCAGGATTTAACTGCCTTAGTCTTTTGAATAACTACATTAGTCTGCTTCTCATTACGAGCAACTGTATAGATTAACTTGCCTGGGTTCTTACCCACAAACGTAGCAACTGCTAACTCATATGGGTCTTGAACATCACCCTTATACTTCTGAGTTACTGCATTTACTAGGTCATAAAATTCTGGACGTAATCCTGTTATGCCTACCTGTTTAAGGTAATCTGGCAGATTAATACTCTCTTGAACCGATGGAGATACTGGAGAAAACAGACCAAGAATATTACGCATTACAACCACATTATGAGCAGATATTCTAATTTGCTTTAAGTAGTTGTACTTATCTTGTGCAGATGCATTAGGGTCTAAGTACTTAGCCATCTGTTCATCAGTATTAAAGGCTTGATTGTAGGCAATAGCCTGCATAGCAGCAGTTGATTCTTGCCTATCCTTCTCATCTTTAGGTACTATTGAATATAATTTTTGTAGTGATTGTGGAACTAAAGCACGCATTACTGTCATGCCATCGCCTATATCACCTAAAGCATAGTTATCTAATTCTTCTGATAATGCTTTTGTTTGCGGTACTTTACCTAGCAAAGACTTCATACTTAGTACGCTTAACGCACCAATAGGTCCAGATAGTGTAGGCATACCAGCATCTGGAGTAAATGAAGGGTTAGCCATAGTAAGTTTAAATGTAAATTGATTAAATTTTGGTTGTTTAAAACTTTGTTCGCCAGGTCCTAATGCACGAACTGTTCTATCTACAACACCAAAGATAACGTTATCTGTTGGCATCATGATATATGGCTCACCATTATTATCCTTATACACACCACCAGCGGCATCTAAACCAAGATGCATCAAGCGCATACGGAATAAAACTCTAGGTGCTACATCTTTTAGGCGGTACATTCTGCGCCAAAAATCCTCAGTAGCACGGTAATAGCGACCAGTATTACGTACTGATACAGCAAAGTTAGTTCTAACGTTAGGGTTATCAACAAACTTTAATACAGAATCTGCTGCTTCTTGAACAGATATTTCTGTTACAAGTTTCTGAGCATGCTGTCTTGTATCCTCTAGGATTGCTGACTTAACTCTATCTCCTATAACTTTACCTTCATCTTCATACTCTCTTAATTTATCTGCATAAAGTTTTCTAGCCATTTGTTTTTCTAATACATCATAATTCTTACGAATATCTAGATACTTAATCATTACTACTGGCTGGCGTAGGATACCTGTTACTTGGTTATCCATCAATTCCATCATACCGTTACCTAGTTTGGCATAAGCAGTTTCCATATCGGAAATACCTGGGCCTTCAAGGGTAGTAAACAATTTACCCTTAGGTTGATAGCCTTTAGTTAACTCTTCAAATTGCTCAAAGGTTATTTTTTGTGCTGCCTTTTGAGCCTTGTTAGATATTCTATTTCCACTACTAATTTCTTCTTTTGCTAATTCATCATAAAGAGATTTAAACTTATTGAATAATCCTTCATTAAATCCTGTTGCACTGCCATGGAAAGTTTGACGCATATCTAATAGAACACGGTCTACTAAAATTTCAGCAATTTCCATATCGGTTAGTCCTTGCAAACGCAAGGCGCTAGTATGGGCTGTCATACCCAAGAAACTCTTTAATGCTTCAGGGTCTTTAACTGAGTGTGTAATTTTTATATCTAATGAAGGTATTAAACTCTCATCAAATTGTCCTAATAAATCTGTATTCTTTCTTAAACCTACATTTTCTAATAGGTAAGTTTTAGCCCCAGCAAAGTCACGTTCTGTTCTTAAGCCCTTACTAAGAACAAATGCAGCAACTGGATTAAACTTAAATGATTCACCAATGCCTTGATTTTTTCTAGTATTACCATAGAAACGTTCTACAAAGTTTTCAAAGTGAACTAAAGAAACACCACGGCCTGCAAGGGATTGAAGTGAAGCCAACTTCTCTGTGTCTATTCTTTGGCCATTCTTACCTTGAACTAAATCTGGGAAAAGACCTACGGCTACATCCAGATTACTCATGTTAACTAACTGCTCAGTTACTTCGGCTGATTGCCGTCCAACAAGGTTTGCTCCCGCAACAACAGACCTAGTGCCTGCTGCTAGATACTGTGAGTTTAAAGTTAATCCTTGTATTAAGAATTGAACTTCATTATCATTTAATTTACCAAGAAAACCTTTACGGTTCATTGCCTCAGTAATATATTGTGCTTGTGCAACTTTGCGTTCTAAAGATGATAAGTCTTCAGGTTCTTTTCCAATTGTATTAGCGTAATCTCTAATCATTGCAAGTCTTGCATCTTTATCATACATATCAGCAGGAGTTTTTCTGCCCAATTTTCTAGCAATCTTAACTCTTAACTGCTCACCAGTCTTAGAACCAGAATATGCTGCAGCAATTCTGCCCATTCTGTGACCTTTACGGTCCATGTATGCAAATAAATCTTTAGCAGGTGCTGTTAAATAGTAAATAAAACCTTCATCAATACTACTTCGTATACCCAAACGTGGGAAAAGTGTAAAAGTAGACCAGAAGTTAATTATGTTAGTTGACAATGCGCTACTTGTAGCACCGCCAAACATAGCAGAAACTAGATTTCCTCTATTTGCTTCATAAGCAACCTGTGCTAATTGTTGATAATCAAGGGTGGATATAGCACCACGCTCTTGGAATGGATGAATGATGCCTTGTGAATCATATTTTACTGCATCACCCTCTAGTTTAACACCAGCCTTAGATACAACATTTTCAAAACCTATGGGAACATCTAGTTTTTCAGTAACTGCAACGCCTACTGAAGAACCATACTTATCTTCAAGGGTTTTTCTTATGTACTCTCTACCTTTTTCTGTTCCTTCAATTCCTAAACGTTGCATAATTGCAACATCAAGACTGCGAAGCATAGCAACTTGGTCATTTGCATCAGCAGTAATAAACTTAACGGTTAAAGCCTCTGATAAATCTTTTGGTAATACTTGACGTGCTGTATCTCTAAAGACATTTGCACTTTTAATAGATTGTTTGTTATCAACAACATTAAGTTTAATTTCTTTATTGTGCGGAGTACGGGCAGTAAGAAGAGAAACTTTTTCTTTAAGAGTTTTGCGAGAGAATTTTGCAAAGTCTGTTATTTCTGAACCTATTATGTCAGCCTCACGGGTAGAACCTGCTTTAACAAGAGCCTTTGATATCTCTTCAACTGATTTAGCAATCTCTTTATTTGTTCCAGACTTAGGATTTAAGAAATTACTTAGCGCTTTTTGAGCACCAGTAGTTAATCTGCGTTGATTACGTGCAGTTGCTATACCATTACGGAAAAACTGAGCACCATCTACCCTACCAGACATAAACATGGAAAGATTATCAACGTTTGAGAAAACTGTTTGAGCACGACTAGCATCAACAACATTGTTTCTTTCTAAGAAATCAATAGCCTCATCATTGTTATAGCCAGGAAAACGTCTTTTAATATCATTACGTATTGCAATCTTACTAATTGAATCTGGTTCAGCATTAAGTCTTTTAATTTCAGGACCAATTTGATTATCCCATAATTTAACTACATCTTTGTTGTCGCGAAATATGTCCTTTACTCCAGCAACACCAAACTGCTCAATGGTCTTACGCATTTGAGTACCAGTTTGATTAGCCATACCAAAGGCCTTAGCCTTAAATAAGGCCGTTGCTCCACCAGTAACCCAAGTTGTTGGGTCATGGGCAATTTGATATATAAAATCTATAGGACCAGAAATACCTGGCAGTCCAACAGCACGAGCAATATCTCTACCTGGAGATACCTGTGCAAATTTAACGCCATCCATAACTTTTTGGAATGATTCTGGGTTATTATATGCTTCTTCTAAAGCATCTAGTAATTTAACATTTACTGTGCCACCAGCAGCAGCAATAATCTCTCCTGGTTTTTTACCAGCAATTAAACCCTTGGCTATCTCAACTCTTTCAACACCAAAATAATCTTGAGCATTTGTTAATGCACCTTGGTCATAAACTCTACGACCATCCCAAGCATCAGTAAATGATTCTTTGGTAAACAAACCTTCACCTTGGGCAGCCTGACGTGCTAGGAGGTAAGGTGTATCAATTGCTCTAGTAAAAACGCCTGCAGCCTTAAATAATAAAACTAATGGACTCTTAAGAATGTTGAATCCAGTTTTTACTGCACCAGTAAGATAGTTACTAGCACCTGGTTCTGCTAATTGATAATCTGCTTCTGGAAATAAAAATTTTAATTTCTCTTGAGCACTAGGGTCTAACCCTTGGAATTCTTTACGTGCAGCATCAATAGGTTGTTGATTTAATTTTTTGTTTTTATCAACAGTCCAACTAAACTGCTCTAATTGAGTTCCTGCTTGTATAGGAAGATTTGCGCTTTGAGCAGCGGCATAAAGATTTGGACTAGCCTTGGCTACTATTGGGTTAAGACGATATACCATTAGTACCCTTCGTCTAGTAAACTTCTATATATTAATTCAGCCTCACCAGATGGGTCATATGGGATTAAATTTCTAATTACATCTTGGATTGTATATGAAGGATTAGGTAGTTTTGGTTTTGCTTCTGACCCAGGTCCATCACCTATATCAATACCAGAAGTAATAGGTTCATTAGGACGTGCAGTAGGTGCCATTAATGGTGTTGGCATTTCCATTTGAGGAATTGGATTGCCAGCCATAGGGGCTGCTACTTGGTTGTTATAAGTTTCTTGTCCTTGTCCGTATGGTAATCCTGGGATGTAAGTTGCAGGTTGTGTTGTACCCCCGTCAGTGCGTTGACTAAGAGCGCCAGGGCCTGATATTGGGGCTGGGTTATTCGGTTTTCTATATCCACCTTGCTGCGCCACACTTCCTCCTACTTAGTAAATTGTGTTTTGATATTTGCGGTTCCACCGCACCATATGTTGTACTGAATTGCTATGTTAATTGCTTTCTTTGCTACACCTGTTGCTTTAGCATGTGTTTTAGTTTCAGTTTCCATTGAGACTAATGCACCAAGGGCTAATGCCCCACCTGTGCCAATCCCATAAAAACCTTTATCGTCTCGCATATATCCATAGTCATCACTAACTTGATATAACTTTCCATTAAAACAAATTAATGCATCCCAACCAGAATCATCATCATTCTTACCCTTAGGATTTGGGTCATATCCCACTTCAGTTAAAGTTTGCTTTATAGATGGCAATACTCTAATCATCATAAATCTATCTGGGTCTTGCGTCTTAATTACTTTAGGTGGTTGCCATAAGTTATTAAGAATATCTCCAGCAATAGCATCTCCTGCTACTGCAATTAGATACTCGCCAACTTTAACTATCTTGTCGCAGCCTTTTGCTACATATGGTCTATCTGTATATGTAGTCATAGAGTCTGCTGCTAAGACAACCCAGCCTTTACCTTGAATACCAACTATTGCTGTCATTGTCCCCCGCCTAAGTTATCTTCTTACAACAGTCCTTGCGCTTGCACTACCTTTACCAGTAGAACTTAAACTAGATAAAAGACTTTGTAATCCGCCACCTTGCTGTTGAGGAGGTAAACCTCCTGCTAATGCTGCAGTGGGAGCAGGGGACATTTGCTCAACCTGTGGAGCACCAGCAGGAGGTAATTCTGGTTTAAAGATTTGCTCAATAGCGTCTTCAATGGCTACACCTTTTTGACGAGCCTTGATTACATCAGCAATCTTTATAACTATGTCGCTTGGGTCCCCACCTTGTGTTGCAATTTGTGGAATTGCTTGCGTATATGCTGCTAATGAACCAATCAAAGAGTTACGCATCTCTTCAATTTCAATCTTTTCTTGTTCCATTGTTACGTTAATACCAAATGGTAGTTCACGCATAACCATATCTTTAGAAATAATTTTAGCACCTAGTGCTTGAAGCATGAATATAAGTCCTTGTGCTGGATTAAGTCCAGCCAACATGCCATATCTAACATCTGCAGAGTAATCACTCTTAATGTCTTTAGATGGTTTGTAGTCAATGCTGTAAGGAGAACCAGCATCTACACCACGAACTGTTTTTTCAAAATCAAAGAATGTTTCATCAATTTCAAAACAAAGAGAGATAACATCTTTAAGTACTGAAGCAAAGATTGCTTGAGCAGATTTAACTTGAGTATCAAAGCCACCCATAAGTGCTTGCACACCTTGGCCAGTAATAATACTTGCATCGAGGTTACCAGTACGGGACTCAGGATAACGAGTACCTAAACGTAACTCTTGTTGCAATAATGATTGTTCAGTAAATGCACCTTGTGGAATAGGAAGTTCTACACGTTTTACTCCGCCAGGGTTATTGGTGCGGATAATTGCATCTCCACCAAATTGAATTTCTTGAACATCATTAGGAACAACAATTGGTGATTGAACTGATTTCTCTGCTGCTTCCATCGCGAGTAATGCGAACCTGTTACGAAGCAGTTGGATACCTAGAACATCATCAAATTGTCCACGCATCTCTCCATCTACAGAGGGACGTCTAGCAACTATTACCATCATTTTACCAGTTGGATTAATAGCCTGAGATAAAATTAAGTTATTGCGAGCAGGAATATAAATCAATGATTGGTCTTTATCGTAGTAACGAATAAACTCAACCAGTGTATTTAGATTCTGGTCATAGCCATTAGGTCCTAGAATCTGTTGTTCATATTCTGGGAACTGGGCTATTAACTCAGCAAGTGTTAATGAGTATCTCTTCACGAAGGCAATGCAACGTCCGTAGCGGTCAAATTCTGGGTAAGCCCCAACTGGACTTTCTACACGTATACGCGGCAGCCCCGCTTCTTCGTCTAATTCAATTATGAATGGGACGAAACCGAATGTGATGTAATGGTCTGCACCTGTGTACATCTGCACTTGTAAATTAGAATGAACAAAATAGTTAGCAGCAATGCGGGTTCTTTTATCAGCAAAAGAACGAGCACGGTCAGATACCTGATTTGCTGCAGAACAATTAACTGCTGGAAGTGGAGCCATTACCTCAGATAGGTCACGGGCAACAATGTCAATAAAGTTTGCTACTACGTTGGCTTCTACACCTGATGGAAAAAAGTTAGGATATACCTGAGCAATATTACCTTTACGGACAGCAAGAACATCCTGTGCTCTGCGGTCTCTCTCAGTAGAGCGTTGCTTAAGAGATTCAACTCTTGCTGCAACTTGTCTAATATTTAACAATTAATTACCCACCCTTATTTGTATCGTTCGGGAAATGTTTCTCTTTTTAATTTTGCAATAAACTCAGGAGATGCCTTACCGCCTTTTGCTTCTGTTTCTCTTCTTCTTTTTTCTTCAGCACCACGGATTTGATAAGTTTTTTGTTTAGGACTCATTGGTTTTTTCTTTGTTGCTTTTTTAACTGCTTTAACACCTTTAATAATTTTATTAGGGTCAACCATTACCAGCCGCTTTCTCTAAGATAGTTTACAAATCTTCTTTTTTGGTCAGGTGTCATGTTTTTCATTTTATCCGCAATATTTTTATTTCTTGCCTTAAGACCTTCTGCAGCACGTTTATCTGCTTCCCTGCGTTGGCCAAATTCAATTGCTTCTTTTCTAGCAATGTTATTTTTTTCTTGAGCCGTAAGTTCTTTGACACGCTCTATTACTTTTTCATCAAGTTGTTGACGTGGCTTTATATCCATACCATATTTAGTTTTACCAGCAGCCTCATCACGCATTGCTCTTTTAACTTGAACTCTTGTTTCTAAACGTTTTCTATCAGCAGGGTCCATCTTCTTAAGCATCCCTGCTAATTTTTCTTTTCTTACTTGTTTTTCCAAACGTTTTGCTGCTACTTCTTCAACTTCAGAACGTTTAGCAATGCTATTACCTCTAGTTAAAAAAACTTCTTTTTTGGCTGGCTTAGTTGCTTTAGCCTTTGGTGGGTTACCTAACTTCATACGCATTTCATATGCAGAAAGACGTTCACCACGTTTAATATCTTCAGGATTACGAGGACGACCTTGTTGTTTATTAATTGGAAATTTTTGTGTTAATCTATTTCTTTCTTCGGGAGTAAGACCAGTTCTTTTATTAATTTTTCTACTTGTGTTACCACTGCCACGAACTTGTTCTCTAGCAACTTTACTAGCCTGACCAGCAGGAATCTTGGCTACTTTTTTCTTAGCCTCTTGAGCAGCGCGGATTGCCTTAGCAATTTTGCTTGGGTCAATAGCCATTACTTACCCATGTTTCTATAAACTTTAGTTACAAACTTTTTACCTGCTTTACCAATACCACCAACAATTCGTCCTCCTGCTAATGTTAATGCTAAATCTGATGCGTTTCTAGGAATAATAACATCGGCAGCAATCTTTGCGCCTTCTTTCATATAACCAAAATCTTCTTTTAAACCAGACTTGACACTACGTTTTATAATTGGTTTTAACTTTTTAGTAGCACCAAGATTTGCTTTACTAGAGGTAGCCATTATTTCATACCATTTGGCCAGTTAAGTTTACTTCCCATACTTCCACCACGGACACGATTAGGACGAGCAGGTGGTGTATATTTAAGGTTATTTGCCGTGCCAGCAATAATTTTATCGCTACCTGTTTTTAAATTGTATTGTTTTGATGCTTTCATATATGCGTCTAAATCTGATATTTCTTTATCTAGTTTAATATTTCCTGATTTAGTTTTGTTAGCAGCCTTAAGTCCACGTTTGTTTGCTCTAGACTCTGCATAAGTAGGGTTTACATTTTTGCTACCCTTGCCAGTGATTCCACCAACAACACGAGTTACTGCTTTAATAGCCTTCATAGGATTTGCCATGTTAGTTACCACGTTTCTTTTTTGATGCTGCATATGCGCTGCCTGCTGTTCCAGCAACTGCTGTTCCTTTAGCAACTTTCTTTACAGTACGAGTAGTTTTAGATTGCATAGCATTCTTCATGCTTTTTGTTTCGCGTTTAGCAAGACGATAGGCAGCAGCATAGGCTTCTGCTTTTTGTTTTTCTTCAAGATAAGAACCTCTATTAACTTGTTTTAAAGTCATGTTTGATGGGGCATTTATTTTTCCACCAAGAGGAGGAGTGTCCATTGCTGGTCCTCTTCCACTCTTAGGAAAAGTTGTTGGCTTGTCCATTCCCATCTTTGTTAAAAAATCATTAAATTCGCCAACAGTTATATCATTTCTTTTATCTCTATTGCTAATCTTTGAAATTTTTTTAGTTGTTTTAGCAAGTTGTTTTGTTCCTTGCTTCATGGCCTTTGCTTGTTTAATTGTCATATTAGGAGTTTGCTTAAGATGTGGAGATGAAGCAACAATCTTTGCATCTTTTAATGCACGAGCACTTTTAACTGCTTTAACAATTTTTAGTGGATTAGCCATAATGAGTTCCTTATCCGTAAGTTTCTTGCCATTGTTCTGCAAAGGCTTCGTCTAGATTGATTGAGTACTTTTTGCTGTCTTGCGCTTTAGTTGACCAGCGATTAGAAGCGTAACGACTTATCCTGCTGTTCTGCTGCATAAGTTCCCTTGCCTTAAGCACGGTAAACCATAGAGCCATAACGCAGTCTGTCTTGCCCCTAGTATTAGGCTTCCAAGTTATTAACTGTTGGACTAATGCTTTAAGACCTTCTGAATGGTCAGTAGATGCAATTTCAATAATATTATTATTCTGGAACTTGCCATCTCTTTCAGTGCCCATGAGCATTGACATACCAGCCACACCAAAGTTTGAATCCCATTTATTCTTGCTGGTAAAGTGAGACTCTAGTCTGCATCCATAAGAAGCAAGCCAGTTGCGAAGGTCGTCATCTAATGAGTACGCTTTTTGGTGTGCGTTAATCTCAACGCGTAATTCTTGGGGTCTATACTTTAAAACTAATTCTTCTATACTGCTTTGAATTTTTTGCGGAGTAGGCTCTGACATGTTTACACAGTCAATGACATAAATTCTGCCATCTGCTCGGTTGTAGGTAATCACCACAAACGCGGCATTCCCGCCCATTGCGGGGTCGAACCCGATTATTGTATACCCCTCAATGTGCGAGGGATGTCCCACGGAACCCGCTTTCAGCGGTCCGCGTTTGCGTTGTCCATTAATACAACCTTGAACAAGCAAAGGGGGAAATATAGAATCTTCTTGAACATCTTCTTGTTGGTACACCAACGCCCATGTTGATGGTGTAACTTCACTTCTTCTTTTAAATAGTGTTAGGCCGTCCCATTTTTGGAAGAGTCCTTCTTCGTCAGGAACCTCAGAATCCCCATCCCACGGAGCGTCCGACTTAGGCCAGAGCGTTTCCCAGTCTTTCGGCTTCTCTGAATATTCCAATACAGCAGGCATGCCCATATAAGTAAAAGGGCTTTTACCACCAGACCAGTGTTTCGTCTCGCGGAGTTCTTTGTAGAAGTCTTGTGGCGCAATTCGTGTCCCTACGATTAATAACTTACCGTTCTTACCCAAACGGGTAATAACTTCTTTCTGTAGCCAGTTGATTTGTTTTTCCCATTCATGGGCGTTTGCTGTAGTGATGCAGTCATCAAGAATGATGAGGTCAGCACGTGCTCCATAAATCTGTCCACCCATACCTAGTGCTTGTATGGTTGGGTCTTTCTCTGATGAATTTCGGGCATCGCCCCCAAGATAAACGGTATCAACTCGCCAAGTATCAGAGTCTTCTTTCCAACCACCTTCGGGGCCAAAAGTTGTTTGCAACTTTAACCAGCGTGGATGGGAGAGACGTTGCTTGATTGCGTACACGAACTCGCGTGCTTTGATAAGCGTTTTAGAAACCACAATGATGCGGATATTTGGATTGAGGGCAATGCGATATGTGGAGTAGTTTACGGTGATGACCGTACTCTTAGCGTGCTCAGGTGGCACATTGATTAAGAGACGTGATGGGTCGCCAGGTTCATAAACCATACTAGGGTGAAGCCATGAAGGCTCGCGGTCTTCTAGTAAGTCAATCCAATCCAAGTGGTGAGGGAATACCCTCTGCTGCAAAAATATCTCAGAGAACTGGGGGAAGTTTATTTCTTCCTTAGGGATACCCAAAGAAGAGAGGGAGGCATCCTTAGCGGTTGCTTTAGCCTCGGTTAAGTCAGCGGCAAACTTCTTATCCCTCAGGCACCAGATTCTCACGGTGTCGGGTTTCTTGTTACATAGTTCCATAGCCTTATGGACAGAGTGTCCTTCGGACACCAAGGCTAATACTTTTGCCTTTGCTGCTGCCATGGCCAAGGTTTTGGGGTTAGTACCCCCTTTATCAAAACTCATAGTCCTGTCCCGTTTTCATTCAGTTACTGTTAGTTAGTAACAGGTAGTAGATACAGTCTGTAACGCAAGTTCCTGAAGAACTTGCTACTGTCAGAAAATAAAATAGTCTCTATATAGTATAATCCGTCCAAACAGTCAAAACGGACACTTTTGGCCAAAGTATTTTTTTGGCCCTACCTATAACCAGTACAAAATAGGACAAACTAGGACAGTAGCAGGGGAGATACATTGTACGGGAAAATCTTTTAGGTAGATACATATACTACTTCTACTCTCCATTAAGCATACTGGGGTCAATACGCGTTGACCCTAGACCGTTACAGCCACCTATCATACAGTATAGAAGCGTGCTGAGCGGAAGGCAGTCTTCGGCGCAGTAATCACCTATCTGGCGCCTCAGTTAATGTTTAGTTTTTGTGTCAGCCATTCATTCCTTGTCAAGCGGAAAGGCTGCTTGACAATTCCCTTCTGGCAGATGTGTCTGGTTTTTGTAATTAAGATTTTGTCTTAGTTACCGTAGGGGATTTACCCCTGCGCTAGTGCTAGGGGAAAAGTCCCCTAGTGAAAAGGAGATAATCATGAATACATTCTCATTCGAGAGTGCTCGTGTCAATAAAGTATGGGATAACAAGAATCGTTTCAATCTTGGTATCCAAGATACAAGAGCAGTTGCTCAACCAGACGGTTCCTTCAAGTCCGTCTTCGTTGCTTCACGCATAGTCACAACCAGTGACCCAGACCACCTGGAGTTCATCCGCAAAAATCTTGTGGACTCAGATGACTGCGTAGTTAACATCCGTGGCTACATGGAAACCAAGGCTGGCAAAAAGCCTGGCACTTGGTATGACAACATGGTAATCACAGACATCGTGCTGGCCTAACAAACCAGCCTGATGACATCATTTGCCTTGTCATCTTCTACGCAGTTCTTCTCCTGCTCCCATGAGAATCCAGCCACTCAGTTGGATTCTCGTGAGGAGTATTGCGCAGAATGTAACTTACTTCAAGAAGGTTCTAGCGTGGAAAACGCACTCAACCTTCACGAAACTAATAGGAGTGAGCAGGAGTCAGAACCTGCTCAGTCTTCGGATATACCAGACGATAAAGGGTTTGCCCATCAATGGACTAATCGTGATGGAGAATACCTAGATGGTGTATACGATATAACCAATCGTCTTCCTAGTTGGTTATACCTAGGCAAACATGTCTTCCCTATGTTCAAGCAAGATGAACTCAATGCTTATCTTGCTTTACCATCAACCGACACAATATGTATCGTGTGTCACTTACAAGTCAACCGATTTGTAGGATGCCAACAATGTATAACTCCATCTCAATCTCTATACAATGAGATAAGAAGGGTTATGCTGCTATAAGCACAAAGCAAGGTGGGGTTGGTGCCTCACCTTGCTACCAAAATTTTTTTATTTTGCGGCCCCGCAAAGTATATTCATTGGATAACTACGAGTCGAACAGGAGATAGCATGGCAAACAATGATAGAAAGAACGGCAAGGCTTACAAGAAAAAGCCTAAAGTTCAAAAGAAAACAGGCAAGACCATTAACGGATATAGTCCAAGCAAGTTGGCTATCCGCGCCAAGAAAAGAGGAATGTAATGTATCTAGATACAGGCACCATCATAGGTATAACTATAGCCCTGGCCTCAAGCATCTTGACTATCGGCTATTGCTTATATATTATTACAACACAGAACGGTATCATCAAGCGCATGAACAGTGCCAATGTAGCACTACGCAAGCGGACAATGGAGATGAAATGAAAACGCAAACAACAAATGAATACTTAAAAGAACTAGCACAGTTTTTAACTAGTGATGCATGGAGTGAAGAAAGAATAATGGAACTATTAAGCAATGTATATCTCATGGGATATGCTGAAGGAGTAGATAACAAATGAGAACCAGAGAAGAACTACTTAAAATTAAAGAAGCATTTGCCTTTGCAATGCTTGACTTATTAGATGTATATGATGAACTGCTAGCCACAGGTAGAGTATGGGTAGCAGATGAGCCAACAGTTAATGATGTTACCAAAAATGAGGAGGAATCTAATGCTTGAAGAAGATACTCCCCAATGGGAACATACCGTGTGGATACTAGCCAAAGTTAGATGCCGCACCACACATGTAGATATATATACAGCAGGTGATGAAGCACTTGACGACCCCAATGAGTGGCATATACTTGAGTTTGACAAAGGGGTTAAGCATAGTCAAGAGATTGTTAGGGTGAGATGATTGAACAGGTCATTGCAAGTTCATACCTCACACCATCACAATCTTGGACATTCCTATTACTCTTTGGCTATATCACATGGAGGATTATTAGATGAAGAGATTGTTAGCAGGGTATTTAAGTTGGTTGCTAGCGCTACTATCAGTGCCATTCTTTCCCAGTCCAGCATACGCAGTGGCAGTAGCAACACAATTGCAAACCAATTGTATAGACACATCTATGTGGACACCACGAGTAGCCAAAGCATACGCCAAAGGGTTGATGCAATGGAACTATCCACAATGGAACAGGTCTGAATACATAGCACTTGCTAAACTTTGGGGTAAAGAATCAGGATGGAATCATATGGCAGTGAACGAGAAGTCTACTGCAGGAGGTATCCCTCAGATTCTAGGGCTTGACCCTACTACCCCAGCCCCGCTTCAAATTGAGCGGGGGCTGGAGTATATCCAGCATCGCTATACAAAACCATCAATCGCATGGACGCATTGGCGTGCATACGGTTGGTACTAAACAAAGGAGATACAAATGGCAAAAGGAAATGGCAGGACAATCAGTGTAAAATTACCCACAGCAAAGGTAATCGTTGCACTACAACAAGCACTAACCAAGTTAGAACTTGACTACACATCACAAGATGAGGCCGAAGCAAAGTATCAAAAGGCTGCAGAAAAATGGCGTAAAGAAGTAATCAAATTTGCTATTGATAACATATCAAAAGCAGAAAATATGCGTACTAACTATCGTCAATGGAGCGGCAGTCTCAATGTTGATTTTGATTTAACAGTTAAAGAGAGTGAGTTCCCAGTTGAACCATTGCGTGACTTTGAATCAATGCATCTTAATACTTATAAAGATATGAGAGAAGAGATAGCCAATGCTATTCGTATCCTTCAACTAACAGATGAAGAGACGGTATCAACATCAACATACAATTCAATAGCCAGGTATTTGTAGCAGGTCAGGCGTCTGCCAATAGGGGCAAGACGCCCTCTAACAAAGGAGATAAAATGATAGAAACAGACTATGACTTACTGCGTGAGCAAGTAAAGTCAGAGTTACTTACTCAAGATGGTAAGTATAATCCATATGACCGCGATACCAATGTCCGTATTGTTGAAGACATTCGTAAAGCAATTGATGCAATAGCAGATGGTGTTGTACCATCAGCCAAACATATAGCAGAGGTAGCCATTGCAACCAATGCTAACCTACAAATCCGTGACTTTATCATGGGTGTACAAGAAGAAAAAGATATCAATTATATAGGTGAATACATAGCATTACTTGGTAATGTTATTGTTAAAGATAAAGCAGTACCATTAGCCACAGTATTTTGTGGATACCTATATCAAACTGAAGAAATAGAGCAAGCCAAAACTATGTTGCTTGAGGTACTAACTCTTAACCCAGATTATGCGTTGGCTAAGTTACTCAATAGAGTATTTGATGCACAATGGGCACCATCTGAGTTTGGTAAAATGGCACAACAACTACACTCTAGTGTTGTTGATACTATTTACGCAATAAATACTGAAGAAGTAACTAATGACAACTAATACTCTTATACACGGAGCCGTACGCAAGAGTGCATGGCATAAGGCAGGCGTAGCAGTCGAAGCAACATCAGCCAGTGAGGTAGCCAGTCAAGCAGGATTAGACTGGACAGTTTCATTGCATGATATAACTGCAACCTATACAACTCCAGGTGAGAATGGTATGGATATAGTTAAAGATTATATTCCAATTGAAAACAAGAAAGCGGTTATTAAGACAGACCCATATGGTCAAACATCAGCCATTGGTGTAGTAGGTAATCGCTATAAAGTATTTCAAAATGCAGAAATCTTTGGTGCATTAGATAACTTAATTGATTCTGGTGGACTTAGATACGCAGCCGCAGGTGAGTATGATGGTGGTGCAAAAGTATGGATGTTAATGGAAACTCCAATGGAGATGACCATTGCAGATGACCCGCACTCAGCCTTCTTACTAGCCAGGACTAGCCATGATGGTAGCAGTTCAGTCATTATTAAACCAGTGATTGAGCGTTTGTTTTGTATGAATCAAATCAATAAGATATACAGAAACAATAACAAGTATACTTATACATTAAGTCATACAACTAATGCAATACTATCAGTATCAGAAATTGCCAACATCATACGATTAACCTATGATATGGCTAATGATTACACTGCATTAGCAGATACATTACTTGATAGAAAAGCAAGTCATGAACATGCTAAGAATTATTTTAAGCGTGTGTTCCCACTACCTAGTAAAATAGAGGAAGCACCGTATCATCTACTATCAGTAGGTGAGAAGAAACAATTCACCAATGCTATCAATGCTAGAACTAAATCATTTGATATCTATGCTACCTCTCCTACACAGGAGAACATACGGAACACAGAGTTTGGTATGTGGCATGCAGTTGTAGAGTGGGCTGACTACAATGCTAAGGGTAAGAACCTAGCAGTTAGCACAATGGCTGGTCGTAATGACGCAGTTAAAACCAGAGCACTTGAATTATTGGAAGTGTAATGGAACATATGACAGAACATAAGTGCCCTTGTTTACCTTGTCGCCAAGATAGAGTAAGGGCATGGGTAGGTAAGTTACTTGATGCTGGTATCCCTGCTGATAATATTATGATGGAGATTAACCAGTATGGTGGCAAAGTAATTATTTATTCAGGTAATGAAGATAGAAGTTGCCATCATTTACACAAAGAAAAATGGTGCTATCAATTTAATGATAGGTCATTTGATTTTGCAATGACATGGTGGTATGCTCACGGAGCAAGACAACTACAAAAGGAGATGGCATGACAATGTACTATACAGAACTAGATGGTGCTGAACCAACAGTATCTATGCAGATAGGTGGTATCAAGTATACCTTTACTAATGACTCGCTTACTAAGTTAATAGAAGAGAAAGAACAACTTAAAATAGAACTAACACAAGTTGAACGCAAGTTTAAGAGTGCACAGTTTGATGTAAGAGAACACTTTCAATCTAGATACGAAACAGACCAATTAGAAATCTTATCTGAAGTAGATGATGTTAATAGTCTACTCATTAACATAGGTAGTGAAGCACTAACTAAAACATGGTCAGCAAGCATAACTATCACAGCCACAGTTACAGGTATAGAGGCATCTAATAAAGATGAGGCCGAAAATATTATTAAAGATAATATTGAGGTTAACATGACTGCAGATGGCGACATCTGGGTAGATGATGTGTCAATGGACTCAGCGTATCCTGAAGCCTAGTGTGATACACTAATCTTGAGTGCCCTGATTTCGGCTATCTCCTTTCTCAGGGCAACTCATAAATAAAGGAGAGCAATGGCACAGTTAGTAATAGAACGAGACAGATACGGCAGACCACTAGTAGTGCCACCAACAGGTGGCAAACCAGTAGCCTATACACGAGCAACAACAATTGCTAACTCATTAGATGATGCATCAGCATTAGTAGCATGGAAGATGCGGATGGCAGCAATAGGTTTAACTACACGGCCAGACATATTGTTATCTATTAGTGCAGCACAAGAAGATAAAATGGCAGTTAACTCTTTGATTGAATCCGCTATGGAAGTAGCAGGTGCAAACAAAGCAGCCAACATAGGCACAGCCATACACGCACTAGCAGAACGATTAGATTTAGGACAAGACTTAGGTGTTGTACCACCACAATGGATACCAGACATCAAAGCGTATGAAGAAGCAACTAAGATTCTCAACAATAAGTTCATTGAACAGTTCAGTGTGCTAGATAAATACAAGATTGCTGGTACACCAGACAGACTTGTTGAGTATAACGGTGAGTTATTTATTGCTGATATTAAGACAGGTCGAATAGACCATCCTAATAACATAGCAATACAGTTAGCAATCTATGCTAACGGCTTGCCGTACGATGGTGCTACGGCAACCCGTAGTACATGGGGAGATGTAAACAAAGACAAAGCAATCATTATCCATTTACCTGCAGGAACTGGCACATGTAAGTTAGTGTGGGTAGATATTAAAGAGGGCTATAAAGGTTTACAATTATCCATGAAAGCAAGAAAATGGAGAGACCAAAAAGGTCTTTCCTATTCATTCGAACAGGAGAACAAATAGTGTCTCACTCAGAAGCACCAATCAGTATCACAATTAAAACAGCATCAGGTAGTTTAGTAACAGTCCGTGCAAGTAACGGAGAAGAACTAGACGCAGTGGTTGCAACAGGATTAGCAGCCATCACATCAGCCACAACAGAACTAGAACAAGCAATTCGTGGCACAGTACCAGCACCTATGACAGTAGGAACAATTGCATCAGCACTAGGCGCAAGCATTTCACCAATGGATAACTCAACTGCAACGCTTAGTGGACGCAACTGCCCACATGGAAAGATGACTGCCATTCAAGGTACTGGTAAAGATGGCTCAACATATCGTGGTTACTTTTGTGGTGCACCTAAAGGTGCCTTTGATAAATGCAAGAATGTTTATCTAAAGACAACAGACGCAGCATGGAGTACCTTCGTAGCAGAACAGGTTAAGTGAAAACCCTTAGACGCTCAATCAGTAAAGCAGAAGTGGGGGGCGAACCATTGCCCCCTGCTTTTCAAGCATTTGAAAGAGCGGGAATTATATTACGCAGAGCAGAGGTAACAGTAATAGCAGGCACACCAGGTGCAGGCAAGTCATCAATTGCATTAGCAATTGCTGCTAGAACTAAACTACCAACACTCTATTTCAGTGCAGATACCAACGCACATACCATGGCTATGCGTTTGATAGCAATGGCTGGCAACATGAGCCAGCAATCAGCAGAACAACTACTAAAGAAAGACCCAGACAAAGCAAATGAAATACTATTACTAAACAATCATTTGTTCTGGTCATTTGAATCTACACCTACACTAAAAGATTTAGATGAAGAAGTATCTGCATTCGAAACAGTATGGGGTAGAAGCCCTACACTTATAGTTGTAGATAATCTTATGGACATAGCAATGGATGGACACGAAGAGTTCCAAGGTATGCGTGCCGCAATGAAAGAACTTAAATATCTAGCCAGAGATACCAATGCTGCCGTATTAGTACTACATCATACTAAAGAAGGATTTGAAGGTTATCCTTGCCAATCACGGTCATCTATTCAAGGATTAGTTAACCAAATACCAGCAATGGTATTAACTATTGGTCAAATGAAACAAGGAGATGACAACTTCTTATGTGTAGCCCCAGTTAAGAATCGTTATGGTAAAGCAGACCAAACAGGCAGCAATTATGTTACTCTCTCATTTAATCCTGAGTCTATGCATCTAGATGATGTTATGATTAGATACACAGCACAACAGGAATTACTATGAGTAATCCAGCCAAGGCTAAGGGCAGTAGAGCCGAGGCAGATGTCGTAAAGTGGCTTAAAATCAATGGTTTTCCATATGCAGACAGACGAATTGCAGGTGCTCAACTAGATAAAGGAGACATCAGTGGTGTTAATGGAGTAACAATAGAAGTTAAAGACCACTATCGTTTAGATTTATCTACATGGATAAAAGAATTAGAAATAGAAATAAAAAATGATAAAGCATGGACAGGCATAGTACTACACAAGCGCAGAGGTAAAGGAGATGTAGGAGAATGGTACGCAACAATGCCAGCAAAAATATGGATAGAATTAATTAGGAAGATTAATGGACAAGCATGATATCGTTGCCTATTTAAATTACATAGGCGCCACCCTGCCATCGGAAGGGCATGGTTGGCGCAAAATGCGTTGCCCTTTTCATGGTGATAAGCATGCATCAGCAGCGTTAAATTTTGAAGATAAAAGATTTAAATGTTTTGGTTGTGAAGTACAAGGTGATGTATACGATTTAATTATATATAAACAAGGAGGTAATTATAGTGAGGCTATCAAATTCGCAGAGAGCATTTCTCTTGCAGGCAACAGAACAATACGCTCAACACATTCATCTAGCGGAGGAATACCTTTCAAGCCGTCATCTCTCGGTAGACGAAGCGAAAAAGTTTCACTTGGGGATAGTGAAGGACGCTCTTCCAGGACACGAGAGTTATAAGGGTAGACTAGCAATCCCATACATCACACCATCAGGTGTGGTAGATATTAGATTTAGAACTCTTAACAACAATCCAGATGAACCCAAGTATATGGGTATACCTGGTGCTAAAACCACAATGTTTAATGCACAGACAGTACTAACTGCTGGCAATTATATATGTGTAACCGAAGGTGAGTTAGATACAATAATTTTAGAAGCCAAAACAAAACACTCATCTATAGGTATACCTGGAGTTAACAATTGGAAACCTTATTATAGTAAGATACTAGATGACTTTGAAACAGTAATTGTTTTAGCAGATGGAGACAATGCTGGCTTAGAGTTTGGTAAGAAACTAAGTAGAGAACTACCTAATGTTAACCTAATGCAAATGCCAGAAGGACATGATGTTAATAGCATCATAGTACAAGAAGGAAAGGAATGGATAGATGAGCGAATCAGAAAATGTTTGGGAAAATGATGAAGACTTCTGGAATTTTGTAGGAGAAAATAAAAGATTAGTTGGTCTATCAATATCAGATGGACAAGGATTAGATATACTTAATGCACTAAGAGATATATATGTAACAATAGAAGAAGACCCAGACAGTGCATTGAAAATGCTTACGCTACTAGCCACAGTTATATATGCAAGTAGTATAGGAGAAGGCCAGCAATTCACTGATGAGATACAAGTAGCCTCAGCCATGGAACAGTTTGACTCTAGTATGAAGGAGATGTTAAGTGAAGAACCCAAGTGATGTAGATACAATCCTTAATGAGTTGCGTAATATTATAATGAAAAAGCAGGAAGACTATGGTCCGTTAAATATTGCCCTCGCTCCTGGCGGGGCAATGAATGGGCTGCGTGTTAGGATGTATGACAAACTAGCCCGTCTGAATAACATGGCGGATAAGGGCGCCACGCCGAACTATGAATCTATTGAAGATACCTTTATAGACCTGGCTAACTATGCCATAATAGGACTATTGGTACAAAGAGGACAATGGGAGGGCATAGATTAAAACATGACAGATGCATGGGTAGATGAATACGAGTTGCTCGTTTCTACTCTTGCGTCTGAATACTATAGAAAGTATCCAGTTACAGAAGCAGAAGATATAAGACAAGTATTATGGGTATGGTTTCTTACACATCCAGTTAAATATACAGAGTGGTCTAAATTACCACCTAAAGATAAAGAAAGATTAATTGCTAGGTCACTACGTAATGCAGCACTTAAATATTGTGAACAAGAAAAAGCCCGTAAGGTTGGCTACGACATATCAGATTTATATTACTACGACCCATCAGTTATAGAAGCATTCCTTCCATCTATCATAGGTAATACATATGAGATACCTAATAAAATAAAAGACCTTAACTTTAAATTTGGGAAATCAGGTGAGGTAACAGATGGTAACAATTGGTTAGTTTTACGGTCAGACATAGAGAAAGCATTCAACAGATTAACAGAGGCCAAACAAAATATTTTAAGAATCAAGTTTAGTGTAGAGAATTACGAGTGGAGTGACTTAGGTAAAGAACTTGATACTTCCGCAGAAGGTGCACGCAAAAGAGTTGAGCGTGCCATATCTTCTTTAGTAAAAATACTAGGCGGATGGCGAACATACAATGAGCCAGATGTTATAGAAAGTAAAGAAGAAAATGAAGAAGAACATGACTGAAGAACCTAAAGAAATAAGTAGTTTGTTTAAGAAAGATTATACCAATGCTATGGACCTACGAGGACATCCCATTGGGGATATCTGTATGTGTGGTTCACAATTGTTTACAGCCATATTAGCCTTTGAATATGGTGAAATAGCATTTTACTTTTTAGATGGTGAATGTGTAGACTGTGGTTCACTAGTAACCCTACCTACACCAATAGATAATATTGGAATGGATTGTGACTAATGCCTTACTATGACTTTGAATGTAAAGTGTGTATTAAAATTGTTGAAATTAATGAACCAACTCCACCACCTTGCACCTCTTGCGGTACTCTAATGGTTCGTGTATGGTCTCCTATACCAACCCACTTTAAGACAGGTGGTTTTTATTCTACGGGGGGCTAATGAAATTCAGTGATACTCCAGCATGTACAGGTATTGATGTGGAGATATTTTTTACAGAAGAAAAAGGTCATTACGCTAACCTTGATTATATAAAAAAGATATGCAATACTTGTCCAGTACAAGTCGAGTGTTCTGATTACGCAATGGAACACCTAGTTCATGGAATATGGGCAGGTACTACTAAGCAAGAAAGGGATAAGTATAGAAAAAAACGTGGGATAATTGGTAAGACAGTTGTCCCAGACTCTATATTTAAAATGTAATTATGAATACATTATATTCTTTAACTCCACAAGAAGAAGCCATTGCAGTTGAGGTTGGATATCAAAGACAAAAACCATATTTTGGTGACCCTACTCGTAACATAAATTATTCAGAAGGAGACCTTTGGGAATTGTGGCAACATGCTGTTGCTGCTGGTAGTGAACTAGCGTTTGCTAGAATGATTGGCAATACAACTTTTGTTCCTCATTTTAATAAATGGAAAAATGAATTAGATATTCCTGGCCTTGGTGAAGTTCGTTATACATTTAATGACCAGCCAAAATTAAGGTATACAAATAGAGACAATGATTCTCTTGTGTATATATTAATGGCTGATGGTATGCGTCATAAGACTAGACGTGCTGCACCAGATTGGTTAGGAGCACCATATAAAGCAGTTGGCTGGTTATATGGCAGTCAATGTAAAGTAGATATATTTAAGTACAATGAAAAATCTTGGTATGTTCCCGCGGCATATCTCTCATCAATGGATACATTACCTTTGGAGCAGTATGTCAAAACTATCTGACTTTGATTTAGATTTATCAGTTGGCCATGAAGGTGAAGCATTGGTTAATGAACTATTAACTGGTGGCAAAACCATTGAGGTTAAGACAGACCTTAAGTGGAAGAATACTGGCAACCTATATATAGAAACAGTATGCTGGTCACACAATAATGAAGAGTGGTATCCGTCAGGATTATCTGTAACTAAAGCAGAATACTGGGCCTTCGTACTAGAAGAAGCAACTTTTATTGTCCCTATAAACGCACTCCGTCATGCGGTTACTTTGTGGGGACATCCTATTACGTGTAACATAGAGCCTAACCCCAGCAAGGGTTACTTAATTAAACCTGAACTAATACTTCAGGCAATCAGAGAGTTGGCTAGGTAGAGGGGAACTATCTAGAAAACAAAAAAGACCCCCGCTCCAATAGTAATACTGGGCGGGGGATTCTTTATTTATATTTAATTACTTAGCGTTAATACCAAATTCTGTTGCAGATGGGTCCAATGCTTTTAACACTGGTCCTGCTACAGCAGCAACACCTGCTAGCGCAAGTGTCTTCAAGTCAGATACGCCAGAAAGATATAGCGCAAGTACGGCAGCAACGGCTGCACGTAAATAGGTAGCAACAATTGCTTTTAATTTAGTTGTATTCATATTGTCCTTTAAGGGCGAGCAACGCCCATTACTAGGGAGTAAGCACGTTTTTTTAGAAACACACCATCTCCATTTGATTGACTGCCCTTATTATCCCCAGAGGTATTACCCTCATAGACTGTAAGGTATTTCTTTCCATCGTTACTAGCACAAATACCAACATGGTCGGCCTCTGCATCAGCATCGAACTGGAAGAAAACTATATCACCTGGCTGGGCTTTACCAACTGGGACACTTTTACCATGGCTTACAAACCACTTAAGTCCTGCATTACAAGAGGCAAATCCTTTTTTAGTTTGGGCTGCTATTTTATCTGCTAGCCCTGCTTGGTCAAAACACCAAGATACAAACATGGCACACCAAGGGTTATTGTTAAGTCCATACCATTTGCCATACATACTGTCATTACTTTTGCCAACCTCTTTATATCCAAGTTGAGATTTGGCTATGTCCACTACATTCATTTTTGCCCATTCTTTAATGATTGTATTACTAACTCTGTTAAAAATTCTACCTTATCGTCTAGTTGATTAACCTTATCACGGAGGCTTGAGCCTCCATTTGGTTTAAGTTCAGTAAGATAATGCTTTACCATCCATCTAACTGCAGCAGCAAGGGCTCCAACAAGTGTTGTTATTGCTACTACTAGTGCTGCGTAATCATTCGGTGTCATTATACGGTCCTAATCATAATGTCTATGATTCCTCCAAAGCCATCAAATCGTTTATCGGGTGGTGTCATACGAGTAAATTGAACTTCCTCTATGACTGCTTGTAATGATTCAGATGTAGTTAAATCTTGCCAAGTAATAACATCACCAGTCTTTTCAATTTCTTCTAGTAATCTAATGCGGTCAAATGCTCTACCTTCGTAACCAACTTCGGCATTGTATTTATCTGTCTCTATATCAAAACAATAAACAGGAAACTTAATAAGTCTTACGCGAGGCGTAGCAATAGTTGCTTTAGCCTGGTATCCCTTGAATGTAGGCCCAAGGGTAGTATCAGTACTGTCACGTGTAAATGTAAACTTGTATGCCAAAAATTCTTGGGCTACGGCAGGAACAGAAGTAGTAACCTCTACTGGTTCTACGTTTGCTGAGTATCCAATATGGTCATACTCTGTTTCACTACCACCAGCATTAGTAGCAACAGAAGATAACAATGTTTCTCCAACGGTAAATGAACCTCTAGCAATTAAACGTTTAAAGTTTTTAGGCTCTAAGGTTCCGTATCTAATTTTGCCTGTTTTTATATATCCAGTTGGGGCTAGAACTGTAGTTGATTGGATAGCAATACCATTGCTACCAGATGTAGTAAATGCTATCTGGTCTGAGTTACCTACAAAATCTACGCTAGTAGCATAGCCACCTACTCCACTAAGAAAGGTATCAGTAGCATAAGGAAAACGTAAGGTCTCAAGTTCATTACTTAAATCAATTCTGTATAGTCCAGGACATCCACCAATAGAACCAGTTACCCATACAAATCTATCTCTAAATGCAAAGTCTAATCCTGTATTGGCTGCTTCAATAATTAGTGGACCATAACTTAGGTCTCCATTAGTATCTGATATGGATGCCACACGCACACCTTTGTTGGTGCCAATTACTAGGTAGCCTAGATAAGATTCAATCTTAAGTGGATACTCACCACTAGGTAGTTGCGCTGCAATAATACCTGAGGTGAGGGTTGGCATAACGCCAGCAGTAGATAAAATAAATTTATAGATAGCACCATTACCACCAGCATAGCCAGCAGCATAGATGGCAGAGCCACCCTCTGATATGGATGTCCAAGTCCAACCAGTATTAGGATGTGTGTATGTAGCGGTAGGTAAAGTAGTAGTGCCGAGAGCACCAGTTAATTCATATATAGATGTACCTATACCAGCAACAAGACGTTGTTTAACCCAAGCCATCTTTACCGCAGCAGTACCAGTACTGTAATGGTTATTTAATGCACCAGTTGCACCAATTGTTTGATAATAAATACGAGTTGCGTTAGCAATAAATAATGTAGTTCCATTACTAACTACATCTACTATCGCAGATGCAGTAGTTGCATATGTAGTATTAGTTGAACCAGTAGTTGTAATGTCTTTGAGTGTGGTAGAACCAGGAATAAAAGCAGTAACTACATCTGTAGTAGTAGACACATTTGATATAAGTTTATATATACCAGTACTAGTAGAAGTATTAGTAGTCTCTTTAAGTAAAGTTACTTGTCCTTTAGTCCATACATCTACATTAGAAGAGTCGGCAAATCTGTGTGCTGTTGTCTCGCCACCAGATGGGTCATAAAACTTAATACCTGTGCCAGAATGGAAAGATGATTGACTTCTAATCCACCAACCAGTAAGTGATTGTTCACCTGGCTCTTGGTTATTATCAAATTGGTCTTTTTTATAAGGAGCAGTCTGTCTGATGTATGGTCTAGCATCTGATACTGCATAGATGAATGGCATACCACCAAGGGCTACATCATAGGCTACATCTGTATTTGTCCAGACGGAACTGTCTGCTGTAATACCAAGGTCAACGGCAATAGAACGACCA